GTTTGCGGTAGTTAGACGAGGGTGGGGGAGTGCGGCGAAAAAAACGAAGCGTTTACATTGCTTTAATTTCGGTTTAATTTTTGGCTTCACAGGTTTACACGAAGGCTACATGGGGCGCATGGTCGGCGATGATGGGTTTACGTCATTGATCCCAGTGGTCGGATAGGATAGGGCGGTCGGCTTTGTGCCGACTTTTTAGTGCCGGTTCTTGATTTATATAATTTCAAAAGGTTGCAAATAGCGGTTATTTGTGTATATTTGCAGAAAATTCAGAGATTATGAGACAGACCAAAGTGATACACGTTCACCTCACCGGCAAGCGCAGAGACCTGTATTTTGGCTCGATAGCGGCCATTTTTACCGTCTTAAGCCCACAAGAGGTGGGATGTGGCTATGATTACCTGCGTCGTGCCGGTTTGAGCGGTGGTGGTACCGTTGTGACTAAACGCGCTATAATAAAGCAATCTACGCTCATCACAGTCCCTCGTGGAGCGCGTGGTGGCGTAGATGGTTGAACGATACGGCAACGTTGTTTGAACGGTCTTGGAGTGCCGTTTGAATAGAATCTATCGGGGAAGCCTCTCGGCTCCCCTATTTTTGTGTTCGAATGGTCGATTTTGGGCGAATTTTAGGGGTGGACGGACTGGTGGACGGACAAAGTGGACGGACAAATTTTGAAAAGTGGACGGACAGGTTTCAGTCGTTTGGGGTGCAAATAGCTGAGGGTGGCAAAATATGGTTGCTCAAAAATGAAATGTTAAAATCGGGGGTTCGATGTGAAGTAAAATACCTCGTCTTTTTCAGCATAGCAGGCTGAAACCCTCAGAAATCAAGGGGTTTGAGATGGGAAACAACCAGAAAGGGGAGGGGAGGCCAGGGCTTGGGGAGCCGAGGGGGTGAGGGAGGGGCAACGGATGGGTTAGTTCGAGTATATCCGGAAGGGTATGCCATCAATGATCACGATGGAAGATTCTATCTGTCTTGCAAGACTGGCGGGGAGGGGGGCTCCACCTTTGGAATGTTTGTTGTGGAAAAGACCTGGTTGTCCCTATGTTCTTTTTCAAGCTGCTCTATATAAGCCTTTAATCGTCCTATTTCTTCGGCTTGTTCACGTATTGTCGTAATCAGCTCGGTTAGTGCTGAAGTTGGTATAGAATCCCTTTTTGAGGTACAATCAATTTTAGAACTTTCTATGTGGGGGGCGGATGAAGGCTCTATTTTTGCGATAATTTTCGCACTACTCGGTATGTCGGTGCTATTAGTATGGGAATCGCGTAACATCTGCCCCTCCCCAGTTAGAAGCCATATCGGTGAATACGAGGGAAATTTTTCGCAGATGAGTTCTAACCATTTGGACTGTATGTCTGTGCCTTTGGCTATTGCCTTGGATATTACCCCTCTACTGGCTCCAATAGCACGCTCAATAGCACCGATAGTAATACCTTCGGAGTCGGCAATAATCTTTATACGAGATAAAATTTTACACATTGTGCGAAAATTTTTGAATAGAAATTTTGTTGTGCGAAAATTATCGCTTATCTTTGCAGCGTGTTCCAAATGGAACGAGCGGCCAAAGATACAAAATTTGGCGTGGATAGACAAATTTTAACGGTTAAGCAAACTTAAGCAAAAATGAGTGAGACAAAGAAAATGACGAAGGAGGAACTTCTTGAGATATTCAAAAGCGAGTATAAAACCGTCCTCCGCAAATATGAGCGCAAGGTTGAGAAGTATGCCCTCAAGATGAACGAGGACTACGAACACTTCTTCCGCTGGCACGGCGATGACATGTATAAGGCGCAGGTCAACCTCAAGGCAGTCCGGGAACTTCGCCCGATGACCTCATGGGAAGACCTTGACAAGATAAGGACCTGGCTGAATCATCAGATAAAGAGCATCGAGACCACCCTCATCGAAGGCAGTCAGTACCCGACAGGCACAAACATAATGCACAATGTTGCGGACACCCTTCACAGGGTATCCCTTCAGGAACTCAGGGAAGACATTCAGCGACTGCTGATGGTAGTCACCTATAACGGATAAGGCGATGGACAAAGTGACTTATAGAATCAGCATAAACGACTTTCATACGGACCCGGATAAATGCCGGACACTGGAGTTGGACGTGGACTATCCGACCAAAGAGGAGGCAGCCGCCGCAGGCTGGGCGATAGTTGAAGCCTTCGCCCTGATACACGGACTCGGATATGAGAACCAGGGCGACCGGTTCATGGCCTTCTACCAAGGGGGCGAGAACGACGGACTGGGAGCATTGACCATCGAGGTCTATGACTCCAACGGTCAGCCGGCAGAGCTATAAGGGTGAGACCCAAGAGAGGGCCATCCTCCGGCAAGAGAGCCGGTAAAAGCCGCAAGGCACTACATTTGAACCGCCGCCGGAATTGCAAGCCCGGCGGCATTTCGGGAGGATAGTTCAGTTGGCAGAACACCCGGCGGTATCCAATCCGGCCGGTTCGTCCTCGGTTCGAGTCCGAGTCCTCCCACTAAAAAATCAGACGATGAAGCAACGAGCCGAAATAATGACAGAAAATGCCGTCAGGGTCCTGTTACAGACCCTGACCCGGAATTTCAATGACACCGGGATAGTCCTCGACCAGTACGAAGCGACCCATGACGACCGAGAGTGTGACCTGTCGAGGACATACTCTGCATTGGTCGCCGGCCATTTCGCCCTCAAGGAAGCCATCGACAAAATCAACAACCAACTAAATAGAAAGTGAGACTATGACAAAGGAATTTCACAGTCAGGAGAAAGAAGCCAAGTATTACAACGGTCTCAGCAAAAAGGGGAATCGTATCCCTCAAACGGAAACTTCTTCAGCGGCGAACCAAGCAGCAGAGGTGCGAGGGCGTCTGCAATCACTGAATGAAAGCTACGGTAAGAGCCGGAGTCAACAATCCCCGCTATGCCGTCAATATCTAACTGGAATTGCACAGTTATCGCAGATATTTGCAATGCTGCAAAACGAAGAAGAATCGCGTCAGGACGGCCGACCCACTTCTTTGCCTCACGCCTCGACGGAGGTAGAGCGATATATTTCAGAATGTCTGAAAGGTTTGTTGTCAGGAAGTCTTGGTACCAGTCAAATCCCTTCTCTTTTAAGAACGTATGGAGTTGTGACACCTCTTCCTGACGGAAAGAGCAGCGTATCTCCGTTTCAGATACATCTGATCTTACAAGATAGTTTTCAAGGCTCATGGCTTTGCGGTCTTTTTGATATGATGTTTGGATGCCGACCGGACGTGGAATCCAAGTCGGTGATTTACTAACAATCTACAAAGATAACGAATAAAATCCAATAAGTGAGAAAAATGAACAAGTACATTTCAGTCAGCAAGGAGGGCATCAGGGCCCTGCAGCGCACCTTCAAGGTCAAAGGGAAGGAAATCTGCGAGCGTTGCGTCAAGAACGCCCTTGCCTACCGCACGGACAACGAGCTTGCCAGGAATATACGATTCGCGGCGGTCAGGCACCACATGGGCTGCACCTATTACGTCATTCCGGAGGGGGAGTTCTTTTTCGATTCCGACAGCTGCTGGCACGCGGTCTATCCCAACCGGGCCGAAATCTACCTTGACAAGCAGACGGGCGAAGGCACTGTCTATGACCCCAGGGGTAATGTAGTGGCAAGATACGACCACGTCACGCTGTCACAGATCAACGAGTTGAAGAGCATGGCAGAATCACTCTGACAAACGAGATCATGGAATACTACGACGGAAGATTATGCGTATCGATGCGAGAGCTCATTGACAACAACATTGTCACTGAGTCGAACTATCGCAACTGGACAAATCGAGGCCGTGTCGAGGTCGCCCGTCGTGGAGGAGGTTCCGCCGACAATTATGCCCTTGTGGTGGTTGAGTCGCTGCCGACACGGTACAAGGACGCCGTCCATGAGAAGCTCGGCAGCGGGGACGAGATACTCGCCGCCGGGTGGTTCCGTGAGAACTACGAGCGCGACCAGAAGGCCGTGGTATGGTTTAACGACCGGGAGAAATGCCTTGTCGACTTCAAGGACGAAAAGAAGCGGCGGCAGTGGGTCGAGGAGTGCGTTGTGAACGCGAGCGTCCTGAACTGCTGCATCCGTCTCCACAGCCGGGCGAGCGATTTCCAGAGGGTCCTGGGCAACACCTACCAGTGGGAGAAGATGGCCAAAGCCGTCGAGAGCCTGCGCGAGCAGTTCGGGCACACTCTGCCGACCTCGATGTTCCGCTTCCGCAAGAAGGTGGCCGAATACCGGCGGGACGGCTACGCCGCCCTGATCAGCGGCAAGTTCGGCAACCAGTCTGCTCGGATAATGACCGCGAGGGAGGAGCGCGTGATAGTGAGCATAGCCTGTCTCGAGAACCAGCCCTACAACACCACGGTCAGGGAGATGTACATCATGTTCCTCACGGGCGAGCTGGAGGTGTGGGACTACGACACCGGCGAGCTCTACGACCCCGAGACCTTCGCAAAGAAGGGGGAGGAGCCTTGGATACCGAGCGACGCGACCATAGCGAACTACCTCAACCGGCGCAAGAACAAGATCATCATCGAGAGGCACCACCGCAGCGGCAGCGACTTCTACCACGAGCAGATGCCGCACATGCACCGCCACAACGGGAACTTCTCGCTGTCGCAGATAACGATGGACGACGTCGACCTCAAGCGCCGCATGAAGGGGAACAAGAGGGTCCACGCCTACTACGCCTACGACGTGGTGAGCCAGTGCAGGATAGGCGCGGCCTACGGGCGCGAGAAGGACGACGCCCTCGTCGTCGAATGCTTCCGCGACATGTTCCGGCTCATAACGAGGCACGGCTGGGGTATGCCCGCCGGCATCGAGGTGGAGAACCACCTGATGGGCAAGTACCGCGACGGCTTCCTGAAAGCCGGGGAGATGTTCGACTGCGTCCACTTCTGCGCCCCGCTTAACTCGCAGGAAAAATACGCGGAGCCGCTCAACGGCGCCTTCCAGCGCTCGATAGCCCACAAGAACCACACGGGGCAGGGCCGCTTCTACGGCAAGGGGAAGAACCGCATCGACCGACAGAAGGTCAGCGACGAGAGCAATGACACATACCGCGACAGACATTACTACACCTTCGAGGAGCTTGTCGCCGACGACCGCGCCGACATAGCGGAATGGAACAACACCCTCCATCCCGACCAGAAGAGGTTCAAGGGAATGACCCGGTGGGACGTGCTCGTGTCGAGGATAAACCCGACCTTGCGTCCTCTCGACAGGGCCTCGCTGAGCCGCTATATCGGCGAGAGTGTGCCGACGAGCGTCAGGCGCAACTCGACAGTCAGGGTGTGCGGCGAGGACTGGAGGCTGAGCCATCCGAGCGTGCTCGAGCGCCTCGCTCCCAACGACCTCAAGGTCACGGCATACTACCTGCCCGACGAGGAGGGGAAGCCGACGGACGTCTACATCTACCAGGGCGCGTACTTCATCGACAAGGTGAGCCGGATAGAGACCTACAACCGCGTCTATGCCGAGCAGACAGACGAGGACCGCGCCAGATACACCGAGCAGTGCAAGATGGTGTCGGAGTACAAGAAGTATGTCGAGGACAACGACGTGCCCAAAATCGGGATAGCAAAAAAGATGCGCGCTCCGGTGCCGGAAATCCCGGCGGAGGCCGTGGTAATACCTTCGGCGGCAGCCGACACCGCGGACGGAGTGTTCGCCGGGATAGATTGGGCGGCCGCCGGATTCAGAGACCAGTAGAACAACGTTAAAACGAAATTCAAAAAGCATTAGAATATGATTACAACAGAAATCAGACAGAAAATCACCGCCGCGATCACGGTGGCCCGGCGGAACTACCCGAGCGACTCCAAGCACGCCGCCTCGCTGGGCATCACCACCTCGGCCTACAGCGCCGTCAAGAACGGCCAGACCGACCGGGTGCTGAGCGACGCCAACTGGATAAGCATCGCCCGCAAGCTCGGCGTGAGCCTCCGCGACGAGATAGAGTGGAAGGCCGCCAAGACCCCGGTGTTCCAGTACGTCACCGCGCAATTGGAGTTCTGCCAGCAGTCCGGTGTCAGCGGCATACTCTGCGACGAGCCGAACATAGGGAAGACCTTCACCGCCCGGCTCTACGTGCAGAGCCACCGCAACGCCGTCTATATCGACTGCTCGCAGGTCAAGACCAAGCTGAAGCTCATTCGTAAGATTGCAGCCGAATTTGGTGTCGACAGCAAAGGTCGGTACAGTGATGTCTACGGCGACCTTGTGTTTTACCTGCGCTCTATCGAGCAACCTCTTATAATACTCGATGAGGCCGGCGACCTTCAGTACGAAGCCTTCCTTGAGTTGAAAGCCCTATGGAACGCGACCGAGCGCTGCTGTGCGTGGTATATGATGGGTGCTGACGGGCTCAAGGAGAAGATCAACCGCTCGATAGAGTGCAGGAAGGTCGGCTATACCGAGATGCTGAGCCGCTACGGCGACCGCTTCAGCAAGGTCACGCCTGACAATGGCGAAGACCGCCGTGCCTTCCTGTTCGAACAAGCCCGGATCGTGGCGAAGGTCAACGCCCCCGATGGCGCCGACATAGCGCAGATAGTGCGCAAGACCGGAGGCGGGCTGCGTCGCGTATATACCGAAATCGAAAAACTTAAAAGACAGTGACTATGCCGAAGAGAGCGTTCAGCCCCAGAGAGGTGCTTGCCAAGACCTACAGGACCCTGCCGTGGGACGGCGAGTGGGCCGAGGCCTTCGGGCTGCCCACCGTCAACGAGACATGGCTCATCCACGGGCAGTCAGGCTCCGGCAAGAGCAGCTTCGTGATGCAGCTCGCGCGGAAGCTCACCGAGTACGGCACCGTCCTGTTCATGAGCTACGAGGAAGGAGTGGGGCAGTCCTTCCAGAAACGCATCGCCAGGTTCAAGATGAACGAGGTGCAGGGGCGGTTCCGCATCGCCACCTCCGACACCATTGAGGAACTGACGGCGCGGCTCAGATGCAAGAAAAGCCCGAGGTTCGTCATCATCGACAGCTTCCAGGCCGCGGGGTGGGAGTACCCCGAGACCGAGTCCCTGATAAAGAGCTTCCCCCGGAAATGCTTCATCTTCATCAGCCAGGAGCACAAGGGGCAGCCGATGGGCAAGGCCGCCGTCAGACTTAAGTTCTTCGCGGGGGTGAAGGTCAGGGTCAGCGGCTATAAGGCCTACTGCCAGGGCCGCTTTATCCCGGCACCGGGTGTATATTACCCGGTATGGACGGAAGGAATATTGAAAACGACCAACAATCCCGGATAACTATGAGTAAGAAACGAACAATGATAATCATCGAGCCGGACAGCCGGATACACAAGGAGGCGTTTATGACCGCCCCGATGACATGTCCTTATTGCAACGGCAGGGGAGGATTTGGTATAGACACTTCCGAAGGACCGGATTTTCAGCCATGCCCGGACTGTGCCAGCACCGGCGAGGTGGCTGCAATGGTGACGATAGACTGGAAACCGAATATAAAATAAACGATTATGAGTGAGACAAAATTTACCTGCTGCATCTGCGGCAAAGAGGTCGCGGAATACGGCAACGATCCGTGGCCAATCAAAGAGGACGGTCGGTGCTGCAATTACTGCAACTGGACGGTAGTCCTCAAGGAGAGAAACCGATTAAGTGAACTAAACAGAAAAAAGAACAATGGCTAAAGACAAAGATAAAGTCCAACTTCAGGTTCTTGATGAGTTATGCGGCAAGACAAGAACTTCGCTCAATGCTGCACTTCATTACCTTGAAGTAGTGGCTGTAACCGAGACAACAAGGGATACAGCGATGGTAAAAACCAAAATTGATGAAGCTCTTATGTGGCTTGAAAGATACCATACTGGTGTCATGATCGATTTAGCTAATAAAACATGCGTATAATATGAAACAGGAAGTAACAAACTTCGCCCGGTTCTATGCGGCAATCAAGGCTCTTGATTTTTACACCGACCGCGATGATATGAAAAAGAATCTGGTACACCAGTACACCGGAGGGCGCACCGACAGCCTCCGCGAGATGACGCGGGAAGAGTACGACCGCTGCTGCGAGGATATCAAGCGCAAGGTCTGCGGGCAGGACGAGCTCCGCAGGGAGCGCAGCAAGACTCTCAAACTCATGCAGCAGATGGGAGTTGATACAACCGACTGGGGGCGCGTCAATCTGCTGTGCCGTGATGCCCGGATAATCGGCAAGGATTTCTACTATATCACCGCCGAGGAACACCGGGAACTGCGACGGAAGCTCAAGAGTATCGAGCGCAAAGGCGGCATACGCCGGCAGCCGGTGGAAATGCCGGAGCCGCCAAAGACTCAGCAATCCCGGCAGCAAGTAATAATAATTCCCATGAGCATGGGTCAAGCATAATAAAAACATGAAAAAGCGCCATTGGAAAATCAAACTCAAGGAACGCACCACCGGGCAGATCCTCACCCCCGAAGACATCGGCTACAAAGACCGCGAAAAGGTGATAGAGTTCTTCGGACTCGAGAACCAGGATGTCGAATGGTACGAGATAGAGGAAGTGCCCTGCAAAGAAAACGAATAACAACCCTTAAAAACAAGAGATATGACAGAAAAAGTGGAAATGACAGCCGAAGAGCGTCAGGAATTCGAGGCTTTCAAGGCCGAGAAAGAGAAGAAGCGCCGCGAGCAGGAGCGCAAGGAGCAGCGCAAACAGTACGCCGACATGGTCGACGAGGAAGTCGCCGCCACCATTCCGCAGCTCCGCGAGCTGAGCGAGCGGATCAAGCAGGTCAAGGAGGCCATATTCGGCAACTTCGAGACCATCCTGGGCATGAAGTCGGAAATCACCGGCGTGGCCCGCGACGGGCAGAACAGCCACACGTTCACCAACTCCGACAGCACGCTGCGCGTCATCCTCGGGGTGAACACCATCGACGGCTACCGTGACACCGTGGAGGACGGCATCGCCATGGTCAAGGGCTACATAGAGAGCCTCGCCAAGGACGATGCCACCAAAGCCCTCGTCAACGCCGTGCTGCGCCTTCTCAGCCGCGACGGGCAGGGCAACATCAAGGCCAGCCGCGTGCTTCAGCTCCGCAAGATGGCCGAGGACAGCGGCAGCGAGCAGTTCCTCGAGGGCGTGAAAATCATAGAGGAGGCATACCAGCCGACCGTCTCCAAGAAGTTCATCCGCGCCCAGTACAAGAACGACAAGGGCGCATGGTGCTACATACCCCTTGGCATGACCGATGTTGATTAAAACCTGATGAAAATGGAAAAAGAAATCAAGAGACCGCCCCGGATCGCGGTGTGCAAGGAATGTCACGGCACCGGGATACAGCAGACCGACGCGCCCCGGAGACACCTGGCTCCGTGTCCGCAGTGCGAAGGCAGCGGCCGGGTCACGGTGAGCAGCGTGACGACACTCGACATCAGACCTTACAGACAGATACAGGTTAAAACCATGTGACAGCAATGGCAGACAAGCGAGGCATGTCCTACAGGAAGCGCGTCGAGGACATAAACCGGATATATGACCGGTACGCCAGGAGCGGACTTAGCAACCGGGAGATATGGCGCAGGCACATATATCCGGCCTATTGGATCAGCGAGCGCACTTTCTACAACATCATGAACGCCACGGCAGGGCTTGAAACCCCGGTCGTGGCGTCCGACATGCCGAGCCTGTTTGACTTTGCAGACGAAAACCCCGAAAAAGAAGATACGGATGAATGACATTGACCGGCAGACACGCGCCATCTTCAGGAGCATATTACGCGACATCAAGGTAGAGCTCGGCGACGAGTTCGACCGGAATTTCGAGCGCGAGGCCTTCTTCAGCCAGTCGTGGGCCAGGCGCAAAAGCCCGACACGTCCGGGCGGCCACATGCTTGTTGACACCGGCGCCCTCCGCCGGAGCGTCCAGAGCGAGATCAGGGAGAGCAGCATCGTGTTCTTCAGCGACCTTCCCTACGCCTCCATCCACAACGAGGGGGGCGAGATCAAGGTGACCGCCAGGATGAAGCGTTTCTTCTGGTACAAATACTACTCTGCCACCGGCTCCTTCGGCCGCCGCAAGGACGGCACGTTGAGGCAGGACAAAAAGAACCGGCAACTTACAAGCGAGGCCGACTTCTGGAAGGCGATGGCCTTGATGAAGGTCGGGGCGACAATCAAGATCCCGCAGCGCAAGTTCCTGGGTAAATCGCCGGAGGTGGAGGCGGCAGTGAGAGAAATCATCGAGGAGAACCTTAACGAGTACATCAACAATATAGATTTCAATATTAAATGAGAGAAAATGACAAACCCCTCAACGGCTTAGTGCTGAATGGGAAATTTTATGAAGCAGTAGATCTGACCGCGGAAGAAGTTGATGCTATTACCGAGGGTGGGCATGGGCTATGTAATGAAAGTTGCGATTTTCAAGACTATTGCATGGGGTTTACCAAAGACCGCTGTCGCTTAGTATGTGATAAGATTCCCTTTCCGCATACGGAGTGCTACACAGTCTTCCGCTTCTCCCAGTCAGTCACCGATAAAATTAATAAGAAATGAGAGAGGAAATATATAACGCAATCAAGAATAGGCTCGAGGCATTGTGCGTCAATGCAGCCGGAGAATATTATGAACGCCCGGACGAGGCAGACATGGATGATGATATTTATCCTCGTGCGATAAGGCACATAGACCTATGGAACCATAATGTCGAGTTTATCGAACAGGAGGTCGCATGGGAGCGTCCGGCAGTGTTCATCGAGTTCGTGCCCTTCAAGTGGCACGCCATTGTACCGGGAGTCGAATACCGGGCACAGCCGCTGATCAACCTCCATGTGGTGACCGACTGGGTGGAGCAGAAAGGCATCGGCGAGTTCCGGCTGCTCAACAGGATTCATGAGCTGCTTGCTGGACTGGAGGGAGAATCGTTCATGGAATTCGACATCGACAGTTCCGCCACCAACCACAATCACGAGGATATCGTGGAGAATATAGAGACCTATACCTGCGTTGGATTCCGACATCTGAAATAAGGTCCCATAAACGCTCCGTGTCGCAAAGAAAAGAGAGAGCCGCATCCTTTATCGGGTTGCGGCTCTCTCGGCGATATATGGGCGCGGAAGCGGCCTCAGACGGCCTCCTCCGGGGCATTGCCCAGCTCGGTGAAGAGCATTATGTCCGTGTAGCGGGCATTGTAGTTCATGGTCGCGTCAAACTCCCTGCGCCGGCAGCGCTCGAATGGGTTTCCGAGCGACGGGTTGCGCCCCATCCACTCGCACAGCTCCACGAGAGAGGACTTGTCGGAGGTGAAATAAACGAAGTCATGGCCGGAGAGCACAGACAGCACATCGAGGTAGTCGGCGAGACGCCATGACATGCGGTAAGTGCCGACCTCGGTTGACAGATAGGGAGGGTCGACCAGGAACACCACGCCGGGCATGTTCCTGAAGCGCTCGAACAGCTCCCGGTAGTCGCACGACTCTATCTCCAGTCCGGCAAGATAGTCAGGGCATTCGGCATAGCCGGTTTTGCGGACATTGTTGTAGAGCGTTTCCCTGCGCATTTCAGGGATGCTCATCTTGTACTTCATCGAGAACATCAGCGATGACGACAGCGTGATGAAGTCGAGATAGCCTGTCTCGCGCTCCTCCTGCTCGAGCAGCCTGAAAATTTCCTCCCTCGCCTCGCCGGTCACGGGCTTGTGGCGCGGGAACCGCGAGGCAATGGGACGGATACGGTCAAGCAGGGCGTTGGTACGCGGAATCTCCTCGATGCGCCGGCGGTAGTTGTCAAAATCGTTGTATATTACCCGGGAGGCGGGATGGATATGCTTAGTGATATGCGACAGCAGCCCGGAGCCACCGAAAAGGTCGACGAACACAGTTCCGGCAGGGTATTGCCTTACCACCTCGATGAAGTGTTTTGCGAACATTCGCTTCTGCCCCACAAAGGGCAGTGGAGCGGACAGATAAAGGCGGCTCATACGTTCAGCTCGAATTTTACGCCGTCCTCACCTGCAAGGAGGCGGCGTGTGTTCTCGATATTGTTGTCGTACACATGCACGTTGCCCAGGAACAGTGTTATCGACTTGAGGGGGAAGTCTATGTGCCGGGCCATGAGGTAGAGGTGGTATATGTCGGCCGGCAGCCCGAGGTTCGCGTCGGAGCTGCGCTGGTAGGCCGACACTACAAGTTCCCCGTCCTCGATCTGGAACTGCACGAGCGACAGGCATGGCGCCTGGCTGCTCTCGGCCTCGGTAGCGCCGAGGAACAGCACATAGTTCTTTGACGGGCGGCGCTCCGAGTTTATCCGGGCGAGCAGCGGCGGCAGCTTCTCGAAGTAGGTGGGGTAGGAGTTGACAAGGATCGAGCCGCAGTAGTCCCACCAGTTTATTCCGGCCTCGCGGTACTTCTCCACCGAGCGCTCGCCGCTCATGAAGAGGCGCAGCTCCGAGCGGAGCTTGCGGCGGGCCAGTCCGTGCCCCTCGAAAATTTCAAGCAGGTCTGCCGGGGAAAGCGAGAGCTGCTCGTTGATAAGGTAAGTGATGTTGCCCTTCTTGTTGATCTGGTGCTTGCCTGTGTCAAGAATCCGGGCAAGAATTTGATGATATTTGTTTCGTGCCATTTCTGTTGATTGTTGGTGATGGCGCAAAGGTAGGCATAGGGGACTGTTCCCCCGCCATCGAGAACGGCAATCACAATGCATCGTGGCTGCAGTCAGTACGGAAGTGCCGGAGAAGGCTGTAAACCTTTCGCTCGCTTACTCCGTATCGGTCCGCGAGGACGGCCACGGCATAGGAGACCTTGTCGCCGGAGTTCACCATGTCGCAGAACTCCGAGAAGAGATCAATATGGCGGGTGTCGTCGAGCCTCACACCCATTCGCCCGAGTCTTTCAAGCATCTCCCTGTTAAATTTCAGAATCTCAAATACAGTCATGTCAGGAAAATTTATTAATTTTGCAGTGTCTCACTTATTAAAAACAGCGCCACTGTGCAGCCGCCGAGGGCATTATGCCCTCGGCGGCTGCACAGTGGTGCTATTTGTTTTTAGAAAGTGAGACGTCTAAATAACAGGCCGGGGGCATTTTTTTGTGCCCGCCCCCGGATGGACAATGGTATTTCAGGTCATAGAAGACATTGGATCTATTCTTTTTTAGCAGGTTTTACCGGTTGATCCAAAATAACGGATCGATGCCACTTGTCAGGGCGAAATGCGGTTACGGCAAACAACGCAGCAAGCCGGAGGTAATCAAAGAAGCCGGGAGCAAATACCCCATCATATATCCTTTCCCCTATGATGTCCCTAATTTTGTCAAAGGAGACGCATCCATGACAGTGGGTTTCGGTGTAAATTCTCACCATCAGGCAATGGATGAATAACTTTTTGCCCTCTTGAAACATTTTCTGACGAATATTTATATTTTTCTTGTCCATAAACTTTTGTGTCTGGAAAATAATTAATAATTTTGCGATAGCCTAAGAAGGCGAGGGAACTTCACCGTCGCCTGGGTCATAAGCTGACTTTCGAGTCGGCTTATTTTGTGATATTGCGTATCGTTCCATTCTTGAAGACACAGATGACAGATTTAAGAGTCTGCCCTAATTGGTTTATAATTTGGCCTTCATCGAACATGTCCGGGTCATGGAAATACAGGATCACGGAATGACAGTCCGCCCCGGTCTTCCTGTTGAAATTCTTCAGTTGCTTCTTTTTGGAATTAAGGGCGTTGCGTATGGTGTTCTTGCCGTTCTCAGTAATGGCGCGGATATCGATATATTCCCCATCGGTCAGCGTGTCCAACTGTGGCAACTGCAGGCCGGAAGCATCAAGTTGGGTTTCATTTTCCAGGATACAGGAATGACCCTTTCGGAACAATATATCCTGGCAAAGCAGTTCAAGGTCGGTTGAAGTCAGTTTCTCAGCGAAGAATGTATTCTCCTTGTCTGATGAATGGACGATGTGGCCTCTGTGAATACCCTTAACCCCGCCGGTTTTGTCATCCATGGCCACGTCAAGGTAATCAGGGTCGGATTTCAGTCGGTCGTAAAGTTCTTTATTGGCGCAGCGTCTGGAGTTCCTGATAAGGACACACGCCTTGCAGACCTCGTTGTCCGGCACGAAAGACCGGGCGAGCTTGCCTCCTTTGTCACCCTTGGCTATGTCGCAGTTCCGGCACCGGCTGACGGTGTAGGGGTTATAGTCCGGAACGGACTTCCCCTCCTTTCCGGCGTTGAACCGGAACATTCCCTTAGTGTCGCGCTGCAGGGCCTCGTCGCCGAGGCGCATCGCCTCGTCATGGTCTGTAGCGGGACACTTTGACTTCCGCACCTGTACCACGGTACAGCGGCAGTTCCAGCCGTTGGGCGGGTAGAACTCCTCCCAGAATGAGTCAGAAAGCGGCAGGGTCACTCCGTCGATGGCGGCGTGTTCCGGGCGCACCTTGTCATCGTGCTGTGTGCGGTACTGGAGATTGTATCGGTCGCCGTCGGCCATGAACTGCTCCCACCTCCCGGCCATCTCCGCGGACGCCGCCACGAAGTTATACTCAGCCCGGAGATAGTTGGCGTTATACGTCTTGTCGATGCTTTGAACATCATTCAAAAACCGTTCAAACGGCTTTCTGTCGCCGTTCTCATCAAGAAGCGAGGGGAACGCCTCGTGCAGCTCGTGAAACGCCTTCATGCCGGAAAAAATGTAATTCGACCGGGTAAGGCGCCGGCGCATGGCCTCCGACATATCCACCTTCTCAAACGCCGAGTCGAGAGCCGAGGCATGGGCGCCGACAAACTCCTGCACCGCCGGGTCGGCCACAAGCTCGACACGGAACTCCGAGCCTTTCTCGTTGAAGAGCGACTTCATCATGCCGTTGAAAAGCGAGGACAGACGCCTGCGCACGTCATCGCCGGGCGATGCGAGTTTCTTAATCTCCATTCCGTCAATCAGCGAGGCATAGCGTCGGTGCAGCCCCTCGTAGTCAGAGGGGCCTAATCGAAAAAATGTTTTTTCTCCTTGCCATCCTCTGCAGTCTTGTCATCGTCAGACTTCTCAGACTTTTCGGACCCGTCGGCCTTCCCGGCCGGAGGGAGCGCCATGGGATTGCGCCGCTCCCCGACAGGCATATTGTACTTGTCGGCGAAATACGACGGATCGACCTCGTAGCGGTCGGCGATCATCGTCTCGTATGCCACCTGCTGCTCCGGGGTGTAGTCCACCGCGTCGTCCCACTCGAAGCGCAGACCCTTCACAGGGAACCCGTGCAGGACCATGAGCGGAATCAGCCGGTTGTTGACGATGTCGCGCAGGAAGTCGCGGTCGGACTCTACCAGGTTCATGAACACCTGCAGGTGTGTCTGCGACTGCGAGAGCGACGAGCCGTCCTCGATGGTCATGGTCTGGCCGATGACCAGTTTGGACATTTCGGAATTGGCCCGGTCGATGCGCCTGTCATAGACGTTGAAGGCGTCGCCCTTACCGGATTCCACGAACTGGATCTCCGTCTCCATGCCGGCGACCATACCCTGGCCTGCTCCGCCGTTGTAGATCATATCCTGCAGACGCTGGAACTCCTTCGGGTCGCGGGTGGAAGTGCGGGCGATGCGCCAGGGCATTCCGAAGATTTCCGCGAAGCAGTCCCAGAACGTCATAGCGTGCCTCTTGGGAATTGTGTGGAGTGCGGCCTTGAGCAGCAGCCCGAGGTCGTCGGGACGTCCGGCCTCGATAAGCCAGTCGCTCCACGGCCGCTCCCGGAACTCGATGCCGGTCTCCCAGTTCATGCCCGCGCGCCGCACCACACGGCCTTTTTCCGGAATCACATGCTTGCGGGGAATGAGCGACACGCCGGAGAATGCGGGATGGCCGTCGCCGTCGGTGACGACATCGCCAAGCTCGATGAGCGAGTGGCCGTACCATATCGACTCCAGGCAAAGCCGGCACAGGTCCTTGAACCACGACTGGTCGAACAGGTGCTCCGCCGCCTCGACCTGGTCGCCGTCCTCATTCACGAGCTTGAACGAGCGCGACATGACAAAGCCCACGCGCTGCTGTATGCAGCCCGAGAGGTGCGAGTCGGTCATGGCGTCGCGATAGATGTCGTAGAGCTTCTGCCGGGACGGGTGGCGCGGATCTATCGCGCTCTGCCATGCCCGGCGCCAGTCCTCGATGTCGTTTTTTGAGAAAAACTCCGCATAGCGGTGCAGCTCCAGGATAACGGATGACTGCTTCTGTATCCTTGACCGGGCATCCTTCTGCGCCCGGCCCAGTTTCGGTCTGTTCTGTCTGCGTCCCATTGTCACCAGTCGTGTCTCAGTTTGGGGAGTGAATGATAGGAAATGCCGAATCCGGAGCTGCCGTCACCGGACACGACAAGAGGAAGGTCGGGGACAATCCTGCCGGCCTGCACGCCCTCGAGCCATCTGACAGCGCGCTCATAGCGCTCCTTGCGAATCTCGCTGCCCATCTTCTGCGGCTGCGAGGCAGTGAGGTGGTACAGGACGATGTCGGCGGTGTACATCACAATCAGCCGGTTGCGGTCACCGCCGGTCGCGGCGAATATCGCGCCGGTGTCATAGACAGGGCGCAGATAGCCCGAAATTTCCTCGATGGCCTCCGCCTCGGCATTGGCTATATTCTCAGGCGAAGACTGCGACACGACCTTCAGGGCCGCATCGCCTATCACCACCCTGTAATCTTCATTGTCGATAAACATGCTACCATATATTTTTAGGCGAGCGGCGCGGAACCGCCACCGGTTTGAAAACTTCCTGACGAGAGCTGCGCTGCAGGTACCAGATTGCGCCCTCGTCGGCATCGGGCGCGTCATCATGCGCGCGGGAGCCCCGCTCGAGCGCGAGGGTCTGCTCGATGCCGACCTCCATGTCCGGGGACTCCTTCAGGGCCTCGTTGTAGAACACGAAGCCGCGCTCCCACAGCGGCGACACCGCCTCGATGCGCTGCACCTTCTCCGGCTTCTTGCGGGTGTCGGGCAGAATGGGCAACTGGTAACCCCGGATATTACCCTCGGCAGCAAACTCGTCAAGGATTATGTCCTGCATGAAATTGGCCTCCATCAAGAAGGTGATAGCCACGCGGTCTCGCGTGCGCTCATATAGGTCATACTGCCAGCGCACCATCTCCGACACCGTGCCCTGCCGGACATAGCAGTCGATAAGGTGCAGCTCGGTCCCGATCTTGCCCCACAGCCGGCAGGCCTTGTAGTCGTTGGCCGTTGTCGATTTGAACGACGGGTCTGTGTAGCACACAAGCATGTCATACTTGTCGAGTTTCGGCAGACGCTTGAACCGGATCCATTCATGGCGGAATATGGTGCCGTCAGTGATAGGATTGTGCATCATCTCTTTCTCCCACGCACGATATCCGACGAAATCCTTGTATGCCTGAGCCTCATCCTTGGTCCATTTCTCGGCCCATACCGGATTACCATCCTTATCGACGGCTTTTATCTCGGACACGTGGACACCCTTGGATCCGGCGATATTGGCAAGTACCGAATTTTTGGAAATAAGGTTGCCCACCATTATGAAGCGGCCGCGGCCCACGTCGAGCGCGCCGAAAAGAGCCTCCTTCACCCAGTCGGTCAGTTCCTTTACGCGCTTCTCGTTGCGGCAAAGCTCGTCGTCGTCCAGATCGTCGATCACGATATAGTCCGGGCGCGCCTCGCGGTCGCGGAGGCCGCGTGGCGACTGCCCACGGCCCACGGCGAGGAACTTGGCCCCGCCCTTGGTCTTGAACTCGCCCTGCAGCCACAACCCGAGGTTCTTCTGCTCCCCGAAATCGGCAATCAGCTTCTGGTTGTATTCAAGTTCAGCCTGAAGGTCGCCGAGCAGACGGTTTGCACTCTCCTGGGATTTGCCGACGGTAATCATGAAATTGATGAGCCTCTTCGGTTGGAATATAAGCCACAGGGGGATGAACACGCCGATGTGTGTTGACTTGGCATGGCCGCGCGGCCACTTGAACACCGCCTTAAGATTAGGCGTGTTCCTTATCTTGAGTGCCGCCTTTGTGTGGAACGGGGCGTTGTGGATCATGTGGACGACCTCGCCGGTGGCCTTGTCGCGCAGGGTGAGGAAGTGGGCGAAGTAATACTCGCAGAACTCGTCATAGTTGGAAAGCAGCCGCCTGATGCGCCGCTCCTTCTCTACGGGGGATTCCTTGACGACCGACAGCGATTCGGCCGTCAGAGCCTGAACCTCCCGGCAGTGCTCCTTCCACTGCTCGAAGGCCTCCCTCTGCTCCTTTGTCAGCTTAGTCGCCATATTCCACGAGTGCCCCCTTGTTGAATGACTCGATCAGGAATCCGTCCTGGAGCTTGTTGACCTTCTTGATGAACTCGAGGGTCACCTCCGGGTCGGTCCTGGAGCGGAATTCAAGATATTTGGAGAATGCGGTGAACACCTCTATGGCAGCCACGACGTTAGCCTGTGACTTGTCGAGCTTGTCGATGGCGGCGGTCAGTTTCGAGAGCTTGTCGCCGAGGCTGTCGATAAGCGCGAGGTCGCCCGATTCGTTGACCTTGTCGAGCAGCGTGTTAGTCGCCAGGAGCAGCTTCTTGATAAGCTCCGGGCGCGTGATGGTCTTTGCCGCGCGGGTCTCCTTCCATCCGTCGGCCGCGCACCATTTCGATATCGTGACCCTTGACACGCCGACCATCTCTGCTATCTCGGTCTGCTCCTTTCCCGAAAGATACAGGGTGCGCGCCAGGTCTCTCTTTTTTTCAAGTTCAGCTTTAGTCATACGGGGATGCGATAATGAATTATGGGGCAAAGGTGGCTGAAAAAGGGAGGCCGGGCAAAAAAGTGTGCAACCGTTGCATAGAAGTGTGCAACCGTTGCACACTTTTTTGGAGATTGGCGGGCGTGTGGCCAACTTTGCGCCGCAAACAATCACACGACCGCAATGGGCAACAGAGTAAGACTGACAAACGACACGCTCAACAGCTACGGGTACCGCGTCCTGACCGACGGCGTGGACATATCCCAATATGAGCGCAACCCCATACTCCTCTACATGCACAACCGAGGCAAGGCCATCGGACTTATAAAGGAGATAAAGAAAGAGAAGGGAGAGATCACCGGCGAGCTCGCCTTTGACGAGGCCACCGAACTGTCATGCCAGTGCAAAAAGCAGTGGGAGTTCGGGTCGCTTCGGATGGTGAGCATCGGCTTCGAGATAATCGAGACAAGCGAGGACCGCAGGCACCTGCTGCCCGGGCAGCGCTACGCCACCGTCACCAAGGCCAGGCTGATAGAGGTATCGCTCGTCGATATCGGGGCCAACAACGACGCCATCCGGCTTCACAAGGACGGACAGTTAATAACGCTGAGCGAGGGCGGCGACTGCCCCCTCCCGAGGCTGAACCATAAACCAACAAACAACGAACCGCAAATGGAACTAAAAGCACTCGCCTTACAGTTAGGCCTGCCGGAAACGGCAGACGAGGCCGCCGTCAACGCGAAACTCGCCGCGCTCAAGACCGCCGGCGACGAGGCCGAGAACATCCGCAGGGAAAACGAGCAGCTCAAGCTCGAGCAGATCACCGCCGCAGTCGACGGCGCCATAGCCGCCAAAAAGATTCCGGCGGATAAGAAGCAGCACTTCCTTGACCTCGGCAAGACAGTGGGCATCGAAACCCTCAACGCCACCCTCGACTCCATCGCTCCGGCGCAGAAACTCAGTGCCACACTGCAGACCGAACCCGAGAACGACGAGCTCCCAAAGAAAGGCCCGTGGGAACTTCGCATGGATGAAATCCGCAACAGGCTCAAGAAGTAACACCACAACCCCATACAGACATGGCAATCAAAGTAGACAACACCAATTACAACGGCGAGGTACTCGAGAGAATCCTCACCGTAGCCACCACGAGCAACGAGCTTGTGGAGAAAGGACTGATCCACGTCATCCCCGGCGTGGAGAAGAAAATCAGCATCCCGCGTCTGAAGGTAGGTCGTATGCTCCAGAAGCGCAAGGAGAACCCCGTTGTCGAGGACAGCAAGGGCGACTTCAACTGGTCGGAGCAGACTCTCGAGCCCCACGACTTCATGGCCTTCACCTTGTTCAACCCCCGTGCTTTTGAGCAGATCTGGCGCAAATGGCAGCCCAAAGGCAACCTCGTGTTCGCCCAGCTCCCTCCGGAAGCACAGAACGCGCTTCTCGACGCGCTGTCCAAGCAGGTGCAGTTCGAACTCGGCGACCACTACGTCAACGGCGAATATGTCGAAGACGGGGGCGACGACAAGCTCATGAACGGCATCCTCACCCAGGCGGCCAAAGCAGCCGACTACAAATGTGTCGACGTGTCCAAGGCCGACACAATACTCAAGAAGCTCAAGGCAGTCCGCACCGCAATCCCCAAGGCCATGCGCTCCAACCCCTCGCTGCGTATCATCATGAGCGTCGAGGACTTCGACAAGTACGATGACGAGCTGACAGAGCGCGAGGCCAAGAACGCCAGCGAGACCGAAGTCAACCGCAAGCGCTACAAGGGCATCACTGTCGAGACTGTGGCAGCATGGCCCGAAGGCCTCATCGTCGCCACGCTCTGCTCTCAGGATGCCGACGGCAACTTCTTTGCCGCCGTCAACCTCCAGAACGACGAAAGCGTCATTCAGATCGACAAGTATGCCCCGGCCTCCGAACTGTACTTCTTCAAGCTGCTCATGAAGGCCGATACCAACATCGCCTTCGGCGAAGAATTCATCGTGGCCGACTTCCGCGCCGTTCCCAAGTTCACCCAAAAGGTGGCAGCCGCCGGAGAATAAGCGATGGCGCGGTTGAAATATCTCGTACTGCACTGCACCGCGACACCCGGGGGGCACGAGGTGACGGCCGCCGACATCAGGCGCTGGCACACCTCCCCGGTGTCGGCCGGCGGCAGGGGGTGGAAGCAGGTCGGCTATACCGACATCATCCACCTTGACGGTACCGTCGAGCGTCTCGTAGGCAACAACGAGGACGCCAACGTGGACCCGTGGGAAATCACAAACGGCGCCAAGGGCTACAACTCCGTCAGCCGTCATGTCGTCTATGCCGGCGGCTGCGACAGCTCGATGAATCCCAAGGACACCCGGACGCCGGCACAGCTCAAGGCTATGGAGGCATACGTGAAAGACTTTCACCGCCGCTTCCCCGAGGTCCGCATCATCGGCCACAACGAGGTCGCGGCCAAGGCCTGCCCGAGTTTCGACGTGCAGGAATGGCTCAGGTCAATAGGCATATACCAGTAACAACCAATCAAACCAAACACAGCGATGTCGCTCGCCAGGCGCAATTCATGCGTCACTCGGTAAGCAAATGCAAGCATCCGTTTACGCTCGTTAGCTATGAATTTCAGCGAAATCCTAAACATTCTTCTCGGCACCGGCCTTGTGGGGCTCGTGGTGGCAGTGGCCACCATGAAAGCCACTGTGCGCAAGGCCAACGCCGATGCGGAGAAGGCAAAGGCTGACGCAGAGACCGTGCGCATCACCAACACCGAGAACGCTACACGGATTCTGGTGGAGAACATCGTCAAACCCTTAAAAGAAGAACTCAATGCAACACGAGAGGACCTTCAGGCCACAAAGAAAGAGATGGCCTCTACCAAGAGAGAAATGGCCCGGCTGCGCAAGGCTGTCGAGGCTGCTTCCGGTTGTCGTCATTCTGACTATTGCCCTGTGCTTTTCAAGCTGCGCGACAACCAAAAAGACACAGACGCAGCAGGAGCAGACATCTTCGACCTTCGCGAAGAGCGACACTACCGCGTCAGCGACCAGAACGATAACTACGCTTCCGGTGCCGGAGAGCCGGGTGAGCCTGGCGATATCCGTGGACAGCCTCCTTAAGCTGCCCGAAGGAGCCGCCTACCGCGAGAGCAAGGACCGCGCCCATGTAGAGGCCACCCATCAAGGCGGCATAATCTATATCACCGGCACCTGCGACTCCCTGCAGCGTCAGGTGGAATATTACGAGGCGCTCTACCACACCGCCCGCGACGCCCTTGAGCAGAAACAGGATGAACTAAACCGGGCCGAGGAGGGACGGCGCGACAGTTCCCTTTTCGATAAGCTATATCTTCTCGCGACAGGAATCGCTGCAGGCGCGTCATTTACAACAATATTCAGAATATTCAAAAAGGACCAAAAATGAACAAAGACTTCATGTACGGCATCGGAGCCGTGAAATACAAGGGAGCCCCCGTGGGCTATATAGCCAAGAACTCTTTCGACATGGGCGGCGTCAAGCCCGAGGCCGCCGAAATCGAGGCCGAGCAGGTGCCCGGCGCGGCCGTGCTCGTCATACCGCAGTCCAACGGCAAGATCTCGCCCAAGTTCGACATGATACAGCTCAACTTTGACAGTCTCAGACAGCTGCTCGGCGGCGACCTGCACAAATCAGGCGACAAGACGGTGGGCTGGACGGCTCCCGCCGCGGCCCTCGTTCTGGAAGGGCCGTGGGAAATCGCCCTCGTGTCCGGGCAGTCAGTCCTCATTCCCAACGCCACGCTGCTCTCCGACCTTGCCGGCAAGCTGACGCTGACCGAGACCGCGAAGATCGAGGTCGAGCTGAAACTGTCCATGCCGGCCACCGCCGGAATACCCCCTTACGGCGTGTTCGAGACATCGAGCCTCCCCGCCGAATGGACTGAAAAGGACGGGTGGCTGCTGCCAAAGAAATCCACGTCCGGCGAACAGGCCGCACAGCCCGAAGGATAAGCCATGGACGAAGCCACAATCCGGCACATAGAGATGGAGGGGGCGGACGCCCTTCTCGACGCGGGAGTGTCCGTGCCGCTGAAGAGCCTCCGCCTCCCCTTCAGGAAAAAGCCGGTAGAGATACGCGCCACGATGCGCCGCCCGTGCCTCGACGGGCAGATACGGATAGCGAGGATCTATCTCTCCATGGGCGTCACCAGCCGGCAGATGTGGGAGTTCACCAAGGAGCAGGAGATGCGCTTCCTCGCGGAGCACGGCCTGAAGATAGCCCGCATGATCGCGCTGACGATATGCCGTGGCGAACTTAAGCGCCGGATCCTTCTGCGGCCCGTGACATGGGCGGTGCGGCACTGGATGAGCAACGAGCACCTGCTCGGGGCGATGCGCAGGTTCGTGTCGCTGATGGGCACAGACCCTTTTATTCCTATTATCAGATCGGCGGAGCGGACGAATCCGATGAAGCCGAGGACGAGCCAAAGAAGGAAGGGGAGTTAAGAGCCTCATACGAAGGCTCCCATAGCCTCTTCGGGTTTGTGTGGCAGATAGCCGGCGCCACAGGCTGGAGCATGGACTACATACTCACCGGCGTGAACTACCAGACCCTAATCATGATGCTGAGCGACGCGCCCCGCTATGTGCGCCGCAAGGCGAAAGAGATCGTGCCCGGCAGGACCGCCGAGGAAGAGGCCGGAGAGATAGCGGGATTCTTCAGAAGCCAACTCGAAAAATGACATGCAGCCCGTAAGGATAGAAATAATACTGAACGACCGCGTCACCCCGGGGGCCAGGAGCGCCCGGGGCGGCGTTTCAGAGCTTACAGCCGAGACCCGGAAGGCGAAGCGCGAGATGGAGGAGCTCGACAAGGCGACCACGTCCATGGATAAGACTGTCAAGAGGCTTGCCGGTGCATTCGCCATGAAGGAACTCGTGTCGAAGATAGCGTCGGTGCGCGGCGAGTTCCAGCAGCTGGAGGTCGCATTCCACACAATGCTCGGGAGCGCCTCCAAAGCCGACGCGCTCATGCAGCAGCTCGTCAGGACGGCTGCCACGACCCCCTTCGGACTCGAGGACGTGGCCGGCGGTGCGAAACAGCTTCTCGCCTACGGTCTTGAGACGGAGAAAGTCAACGGCACGCTCGTGAGGCTGGGCGACATCGCCGCCGGCCTGTCCGTGCCGCTGAACGACCTCGTGTATCTCTACGGCACCACGATGGCGCAGGGCCGCCTATACACCCAGGACCTCAATCAGTTCACCGGGCGCGGCATACCAATGCTTGGTGAGCTCGCCAAACAGTTCGGCGTGTCCGAGAGCAGGGTCAAGGAACTCGTGGAAGCAGGCAAAGTGGGATTCCCCGAGGTGCAGAAGGTCATCGAGAGCCTGACCGACGAAGGCGGCAAGTTCGGCGGTCTCATGGAGGCGCAGTCAAAGACCATCGCCGGACAGATTTCCAACATTGAGGATGCCATTCAGATGATGTTCAACGAAATCGGACAGAAGTCGCAGGGAATCATCAGCGGCACACTTTCCGACGTGTCGTATATGATAGAGCATTATGAGCGTTTCGGGCGCATACTGCTCGGCGTAGCCGCCACTTACGGCGTTTACCGCACTGCGCTGATGACCGTCACCGCCATGAAGGGGTGGGCCACGGCAGCCGAGGCACTGCACTACAACTGGCTCCTGCTGGTGGAGAAGGCACAGAAAATGCTCAATGCCACCATGCTCTCCAACCCCTACGTCCTCGTGGCCACGCTGCTCGCCGGATGCGCCGTGGCTCTCGTCTCCATGAAGACTGAGACCGAACGGCTCAGGGAGGCCGAAGAGGACTACCAGGCACAGAAACAGAAGACCATCGAGGCAGAGGAGGAACACCGCCGTAAAATAGAGGAACTCTGCTCCATCGCCGGCAACGAGGCCGTATCGACCGACACCAGGCGCGAGGCCCTGAACAGGCTCGAGATGAAGTACCCGGACATTTTCGCCAAGTATGACACCGAGTACGAGAAACTTAAAAACATCAAACAGATCAAGGAGGAGATAGCTTCCCTCGAGAGCGGCAGGTCCATCACGAACCCGCAGAACGAGCTCGATGCCGTGGAGAGGCGCATAGCCGAGCTCGAGGCAAAGAAGGCGACCGGGCGCTATGTGACGTCATCATCCACATGGGGAACATACAGCCATCGCACAGGCGGCCTGTCCTCTGCGGAGGATACAGAGCTGAAGAACCTTCTCGGCAAGAGAAGGAACCTTTCCGCCGCCGTACGCAAGGAGGAGGTCAACGCCTACTTCGCGAACCTGACAGGAATAAGCAACGAGACCCTCGCGGCGCAGGTAAAGGCCCGCGAGGAGCTGCTGGCGCAGATGGAACTCCAAGAGAAGAAGTACGGCGCGTTAAAAGGAAATGCCGCCACAGAGGGCACATATACCCGCGAGGAGCTGCAGTACCAGTTGAACAAGCTGCGCGCGGAACAGAACCGCCGGGAGTCCGACAAGGAGAACCCGGCGACGTGGGCCGCATCCGCCAGAAGGGAGTATGAGAAGGCCCTCAAGGAGTACAACGACTTCATAGGGAAAACCTCGGGCTCCATGACCAAGGCCGAATTCGAGGAGAAGGCGAAAAAACTCAAGGAGGCAGTCGATGCAGCCAAGAAGGAATATGACAAAGTCAGGCTCGGCACCGACAAGGATGCCGAATCCGCGGTGAAGAAGCGCGAGCAGCAGCATCGCGAGGAAGACCGCATGAAAGAGCAGCGCCGCAAACTCGGGCTCGAACTTGTCGCGCTGCAGCAGGAGAATGACGAGGCCGAGGTCGAGGTGATGGAGGAGGGACTTCAGAAGAAGATCCGCCGGATCCGGGAAGAATACAAGGCGAGAAAAGCAGCTGCCGACAAGCAGCGTAGCGACTGGCGGACTCAGAACGCCCAAGCCGGAATGACAGGTCTTGGCCCCGACGGGCTTACTGACGGCCAGCGGTCGGAGATTGAACGCTCCGACGAGCTCAACGAATCCGTATACAAGGCAGCGACTTCGAGGCTGTACAAAGAACTGGCCGACCAGTACCAGTCATACGCCGACAAGCGCCTCGAGATAGAGCGCAGGCACAACGAGGACATCGAGGGACTGCGCCAGGGCCGGTTGCAGGCCGAGGCAGCCGGCGACGAGGCAGCCATGGCTGTCTACGACCGCTCGATAGCGGAGGCGGTAAAGTCCAGGGGCCGCGAGCTTGCGAACCACGACTTCGAGGTCCTGCGCCGGTCGCCGGAATATGTCCGCGCGTTCGAGGATCTGCGCGACACCTCGACAGAGACGTTGCAGGAGCTGTTGAAGCAGTTCGAGAAAGCCAAGAGCGCGGCTTCCTCCGCGCTCGACCCGCAGGACCTTCGCGAATACACCGACACCATCCGCTCTCTGATGGAGGAGATTGACAGCAGGGATCCGTTCGGGAATCTGTCAAAGCGGGCGGAGGAACTGACCTCGGCCAACCGCGAGCTCGCGGCTGCAAAGAGGCAGCTTGACACTGTGACCAATGGCGGAAAGGTGTTCACCGGACTGAAATCCGAGGGTTTCGATGCCAGCGGCAAGCCCGTTATAGTGGCGACCTATCTCAGCATGGGGGATGCCATGAAAAAATATACCGAGGCCAAGGACAGGCACACCAAGGCGAGCAACAACTTTGTCAAGGCCGAAAAGGAGGCCCGCGACAAGGTATCCCAGCTTGCCGAGGCCATAAAGGGCGTAGGCGAGGCTATTGGAGGGACTGCCGGAGAGATAATTGGTCTGATATTCGATGTCGGCACCTTTATCACTGACACAATCAATGGAATCGCCACGGTGCAGAAGGTCGGAGTAGAGGCAGTTTCGGCAGTCGAAAAGGCATCCATCATACTGACTATCGTGTCCACAGCCGTGCAGCTCTTGCAGAAGATCAGCGAGCTCGGCAGCAACAAGGCATTCAGGGAATACGAGGCCTACGCCGAGAAGGTCAGGGAGATAAACGCCCTTACGGATGCAGTCAGCCAGTACAGGCTCGCCGTGCTTGAGGCGCGGCAGGAAGAGGACTCATGGTTTGCCGAGGACGGCTTGCGGAACCTCAAGGACTGGCGCGAGCACCACGACGAGGTTTATGCCTCCTATGTCAAGAAAGCGTCCGAGGCCCAGGCCATATACCGCAACCAGAGCGGGGGCGGCTGGCTCACCGGAGCCTTCAACTGGGTCATGGGGAATCTTTCGGCACTGTCATGGTGGGACGAATGGCGCGACCTGTGGGGGCAGGGAGGATATGACGAGGGAACCACAGCCGCCGTCAACAACCTGCGCATCGAGACCCGGAAGAAGAGCAGCGGCTTCCTCGGCACCGGCATAGGCGGCCACTCACAGAAGACCGAGGATCTTGTCACCTGGGCCCGCAACAACGGCCTCGGCGAACTGTTCGACGACAAGGGCCTTATAGACAAAGAACTCGCCAAGTCCATACTCGACAACTACGGCGACAAGCTCGTGGGGCAGACCCGCGAAACCCTCGAGGCGCTGATTGAACTGCGGGAAAAATATGACGAGTACCTGCGTAACCTGCGCGAGTACGTCAGCTCGATGTACGAGCCTCTCGTCGATAACCTTGTCGACAGCCTGTGGGACTGGCTGGACAGCGGGAAGGATGCCCTCGACTCCTTCAGGGAATATGCCTCTGAAACGTTCCGGGACATAGTCTCTGACATGCTGCGGACAATCGTCATCGAGAAGGTGGTGGGAACCTTCAGCGACGACATCGCAGCCGTGTATGAGAAGTACGCCGAAGGGAAGCTGGCCGAGACGGAGCTGATGGGCGAGGTGGCAAAGCTCACCGGCGGACTCATAGACCGCTATGGAAGCAGCCTCCCGACGCTGGAGGGGTTGATGGAGACCGTCGCCGGGATGCTCGGCGAGGCCGGGATAGACATCCGCGGCGGGGAGGGACACTCCCAGAACGGGCGTGCCGGAACCTACACGGCCATGACCCAGGACCAGGGAACGAAGCTCGAGGGAGTGTTCACGGGCGTGCTGATGCACGTTTCGGAGATTGACTCGACGGTCGAGAACGTGGCGGAGAAAATGAATATCGCCGAGGGATACCTCGCGCGGATCGCCGAGAACACCGGGTCGAGCGCCGCGGGCGTGGCTGAGATAAGGGACATGATTGAGAAGATAATGCGGGACGGAATAAAGATATAGGCAATGGAAGCACTCGAAGGACTTGTGACAATCAACGGGGCCGACATCTGGAAAGAGTACGGCGCGTTTCTGACCGAGGAAAAGAAGGGGGGCAGGGAGAATCTCACGGCCATAATGACGCCCTCCAAGGCCAAGGCGCACGTCGGCGTGGACATACGCGAGCGCGACGGGGTGAAATACTCCGACACCCTCGAGGTCAGGAACCAGGAGCGCGAGGTCACGCTGCATTTCGCCATATTCGCCCCGACAAGGAGGGAATGGCTGTCGAGATACCGCGCCTTCATCACCATGCTCAAGCAGGGTGACGGAGGGTGGCTGACATTCTCGTTCCCATCGCTGGACATGACCATGCGCATGTTCTATGTCAGCTGTCCCGGCTACAGACCGCTCACCTACCTTTGGAACGAAGGCGTCCATGCGGGGCGCTTCAAGGTGACATTCAAGGAACCCGAACCGACATTCTAACCACATTCCAACACCGTTCAGACATGGCAATAACGATATACGGAAAAGACGGTGCGGTGAAGGCCGTGCTCTCGCCGGGCGACAGCTCCACCCAGGCGAAGGAGATCCAGGGCGACAACGTCCTGACCCTTTCGTTCACCCTGCCGGAGTATGTGGCGCTCGACGTGGACGACATGGCCGAGTTCCTCGGCGAGACCTACTGGCTGGCCGAGCGGTACCGCCCGAGGCAGAAGTCCACCCTCGAGTGGGCCTACGACCTCAAACTCTACGGGATCGAGAGCAGGATAAAGAACCTGCTGGTCCTGAATGACACCGACGGCGCGCAGGAGCCGGTGTTCACCCTGACCGCCCCCGCGAGGGAGCACGCCGCCCTGGTCGTGAGATGCATAAACGCCGGCATGGGCGGCGGCGCCGACTGGAAGGTGGGCGAGGTTTCCGGCACGGAGAACATCGTCATCGACTACGAGGGAAAATACTGCGACGAGGCACTGCGCGAGATTGCCGAGAAAACAGGGACCGAATACTGGTTCGACGGGCAGACCGTCAACATCTGCCGCTGTGAACGCGGCGAGCCCCTGACGCTCGGATACGACAACGGCCTCGTGTCGATAGACCCGGGAACGGCGCGGAATGTCAAGTTTTACACCAGGCTCTACCCGGTGGGCAGCCGCCGCAACATCGACCCGTCGCGATACGGCTACAGCAGGCTGCAGCTTCCCGGCGGACAGAAATATGTCGAGGTCAACGCCGAGAAATACGGGCGTGTGGACCACTACGAGACAGCCGCCTTCGCGGACATATACCCGCGAAGGACAGGCACCGTCAGCTCCGTGCGCTCCGAGACCAGAAAAGGCGACGACGGCAAGGACTTCACCATATACTATTTCAAGGACAGCGACCTGCCGTTCAATCCCAATGACTATGAGATCGCCGGCCTTGTCAAGCGTGTGAGCTTCCAGGAAGGGAGCGAGCTTGCCGGACTCGGGAACGACGACAACGGGACATACTATTTTGAGACAAACTACAACAGCTCCACAGGGGAGTTCGAGATAATCACGATATTCCCGGATGATGACACCCAGCTCCCCAACGACACGCTCGTTCCGAAGGCGGGAGACCGCTACATACTCTGGAACATAAGGATGCCGGACGAATACTACGCGCTTGCCGAGCAGGAGTTCAAGGACGCCGTCGATGCCTTCAACTCCGAACACGCCATAGACATAGCGGTATTCAAGGCACCCACCGACCATGTGTGGGTGGAACAGACCGGCGCCGACCTCTACATAGGGCGCCGGGTGCGTCTCGAGAGCGCGGAATACTTTCCGGAGTCGGGGTACCGCGACAGCCGCATAATCAAGGTGACGCGGAAGGTCAACCTCCCCTCGCAGATGGACATCGAGATAGGGGACGCACTGAGCCGGACCGCGATGGAGAAGGTGGCCGACAGCATCAGCTCCGTCAGGAACTATGCCAAGGGGCTTGCCTCCATGTCGGCCCTTCCCGACATAATAAAGACAGGCGACCTGACGAAGCTGACCGACAGCAACCTGCTGAGCGCCCTGCGCACCGTGGCCGAGATAGCCGAGCGTGCCTTGAGCCGCAAGGCCGACGACACGGCCAAAGGACTTATAACCTTCCTGAAGGGGCTTGTCTCGGAAGGACTGCTGAAGGCAAAGGGTGGGCTCGAGGTCGGAACATTCGTCAACTCCATGCTCGCCGGCATGGGCGCCGGCGTCGATGACCGGGGCAACGCGCAGGTGGAGAGCATAGAGGTTCGCACCTACATGAAGGTAATGGAGCTTATCTTCAACCGCCTCAGCGCCGTCGAGAGCGACTTCGTGTTCACGGAGTCCGGCACCGTGGAGAAGGTGGAGCAGACCGCCCCGGACACCTACGTGCTGACCATGCGCAAGCGGTGGGACTTCGACTTCCACGCCTTCAGGGAGCATGACGTCATATACGGCTCGGTCAACACGCTGCTTGCCGACGGCAGCCATTTCACCTCCTGGTTCCGCCCGGTGTCAGTCAACGCGAGCGCCAACACGCTGACAGTCGTGACCTATCCCGACACGGAGGTGCCTGCCGGGAAGAACTTCGCCCCCGTGAAGGGGATGGTCATAAACCGCAGGGGCAACGCAGTGGACAAGGACCGCCAGAGCTGCTGGTACATATCGAGCCGCGAGGGGTGCATAATGTACCTCGAAGGCGTGACCAAGCCGATCCTTGAGGAACCCAACTACTACCTCTCGCTTGGCCGCCCCAAGAACCTGAGCCTGTTCAACGGCCTGCCGATAAACTACGACCACCCCTACCTCTTCGCCAGGGGCGCGATAATCCAGGACCTTCTGCGCGTCGACTACAAAGGGAACCCCGTCTATGAGATAGTCGATGTCGGCAGGTGGGACCCCGCGGCCTCCTACATCAAGGGGAAGGACCCGGACAGCGGGCGGTACATACAGCACCAGGCGTGGCACGCGGGCTGCTGCTGGCGCTGCGTGGTCCCGGCCGCGACGGTCGGCCTCGAACCCCGGTACAACAACCTCGAATGGGCCTGCATCGTCGGCGACTCCAGCTTCACCCTCGCCGTGACAAGCTCCAACGGGCGGTTCTTCCGCTTCGGGCAGGAGTACACACAGCTCGGCTTCGTCCTGCGGCACGGAGAGATGGACATAAGCGTCGACGCCTCGCAGGTGGAGTGGACCCGGGAAAGCGGCCTCCCCGGCGAGGACCTGCTCTGGAACATAGAGCACTCGTCGAGCTTCATGACGGTGGACATCACCCCGGCGGACATGCCGTCCAACTGGCACGAGGCCCGGCAGGTAGTGTTCCGCGTCAAGGTCTCGATACTCGACGGGGCGGCGCCTCAGCCAAAGACATTTGAAACGACATTCTCACTCAAAAAATAAAAGACATGAAGACAGCAACGGCATACATCATCAACACGCCCCTATCGGTGTCGCTCTACATGGACATCATCGGGGGAGGCCTGGAGCAGACGAAGAACGCCGACGGCCTGTTCGACCCCGACAGGACGCTGTTCCCCCTGGCGCTGCGCCCCCGGCTGGCGGTCAAGGACCCCGACCACGTGCTCGCCGACGGCGACCACACCACGGGTCTTATAGACACCCGGTGGTACATCGGCACGGACGACAAAGGCACGAGGATAACCGAGAGCACCTCCGGCTTCAGCCTCGGGGCCTACGGGGAGCTTACGGTGCGGCGCAATGTCGAGCCGTCGTCGCCCCTGTCCCTGTACTTCACCTGCGGCTACATAGACCCGCGCACCCAGAAGACCATCCGCAAGTCGCAGCAGGTCACGCTGACCACCGTGCAGAACGTGGAGCTGAACCTCAGCCTCGAGATCGACGCGGCCCAGAAGATGGCCATCAGCCCGTTCAAGAACCAGGCCCTGCGCACCATAACGGCCACGTTCCGCAACGGCTCCGACCCGGTTCCGGACGCCAAGGCCGTCTATTCGTGGCAGGTGCTTGAAAGAGCCACCCTCACATGGCGGGCGATAGGGGCCGACGACCCCTTCTACGTCTCCGGGCAGGGCACCAAGGCGCTCGTCATCGACCGCCGCTACATCGACCGCGAGGCCATAAGGCTCGAGGCGCACCACAAGTCCGCCCCGTCGAGGGTCGTGTCGGCCATGACCAAGGCCTACCGCTACTACGGCCAGTGGGACGAGCGGGAGATGCTGACGCGCGGCAAGTTCGTGCGCCATGACACCCGCGAGATCGAGGCCCGCGCCGTCATCGACACCCCGAGGGGGCAGGTGACACGCCCCGAGGACTACTTCGACATAACGCACATCTTCACCACCAACGAGAAAGGCGCGCCCGAAAAGGTGATAGGCTACGGCGAGAAGGCCGTCGTCGGCGCCGGGATAGCCGGCAGGGACCCCAACGTGCTCGCGGTGTTCGGCTGCGAGGTCAAGGAGCGGACGGCGCTGCGAGTCTGCACCATAGGCGGCAGGGCGGTGCAGGTCAACGGCAAGGTGATGTGCATAAGCATACCGAAACCCTAAAACCAATAACCACATGAGCAGACCAAGACTATTCTCGGTTCCGGAGGCGATAGCCACGGAACTGAACCTCACGGAACTAAGGACGCACGACGGCGCGGGCCGTGTGCTGCTCTCCGGCCGCGACCTCGCCATCTACGGCATCGACAAGGCTCTTGACGAGGGCGCGGAGGAGTTATCGCCCGATGAGACAAAAGAAATATTCCACATTTAAAAACGACAGAACATGGACATAAGCGCGATAGACACCCTCGAGGCGATCGTTGACGGCGACACCATAGTGCCCGGCATGAACTTCGTCCTCCCGGCGGGTGTGGGGAAGACCCAGTATTTCAACCCCTCCACCGGCCAGTGCACCCCCGACTACACCAAGGCGGCCAACCAGCCCACGCTGTACCCTGCCTGCTATTCGAGCAACCTCGGCAGCTTCGTGCTGCCCGACATGAACAGCTTCATGTGGTACCTCAACGACCCCGGCTCCGCCTCGGCGCAGATACTCGCCGCCCCCGGCGGTGCCGTGGCCGCGAAGTTCGCCACGAAGTTCCAGAAGACCACCTACACCGTCAACAACAAGACCTACCCGGCGCTGAAGATAATCGGCAACCTCGCGTCCGCCGGGAGCCTCAACGACGCGGTGATCTACTTCAAGGGCACCTTCAACGGCATGGAGGTGACGTGCCACGGCGACATCGGGGTGAAGGAGAGCGTCGGCAACCTGTTCGACATCCTGATCAACTGCGTCAACGAGGACGGCGTGAACGACACGGTGATAGACAACGACAGCGAGTACCTCGTACTCACCGCGTCGCTCCAGGACAGCGGCGCCACCGTCCAGGCGTCCGGCGCATGGAGCTGGCTGCGCGCGACGGCGGCCGGACTCGTGGCCGTGACGCACACCGCCGGGGTCACCGAGCTGAGCAACGGCAACAGGACGCTCAAGCTCTACGACCCGGCGGTGGAGGGCACGGAAGAATACTTCGCCAGCGTTGTCCACAACTCAGTGACGCACCGCAAGGGGATACAGGTGAGCGACACCCACGACCCCTTCTACATCAACATCGGGCGCAGCACCCCCTCGAACATGGTCAAGGAGGGCGACACGGTGGTCTACCGCCCGAGCGTCCTGGCCCGCAGCAGCCGCGCCGTGCAGACGGGGTGGTCGTTCACATTCACCCTGCGCGACCACAACGGCAACACCGTAAAGACAGCCACCGGCACGAGCCTGACCGTCACCGGAACGGAGGTCATGGAGAAGGGAGGCCTGAACGTCCACATAATAGCCATGAAGTCATAAATCCACGGTAATATGAAAAACGTATCAGCCACAGACACACTCATACCGGTGCCCATGAACGGGAAGGACGCGGTGCGCGTGACCGTCTCGCCGGAGACGGTCCTGTTCAAGAAAAGCACAGCCGTGCAGACCTCGGCCGTCCGGGTGACGGTCGCGGACGGGGACACGGACGTTCCGAACACGGACTTCGCCTGCTCGGTTCCTTCCTCGCTCACCGTCATAGAGGACGGCCTGGCGTGGTACTCGGTTAGAGCAGGGGCGAACGCCGTCGACATCAACATCATGTCCGCGGCCGGCTCCACGCCCGGCAGGGCGCTTTCCTTCTCGGTGACGTATGGCGGAAAGACCGAGAACAGGAAGATAACGGTCAGGACGGTTTCCGACGGCGAACCCGGCGCGGATTCGGTGCGCTACTGGCTCAAGGGCAGCGTGACGCAGGTCGTGCGCGACGCGCTCGGGACCTGCACCCCCTCCTCCGTTTCATGCACGGCTCTCAGCCAGGCAGGGAACGGCGCGGCCACGGCAGCGTCGGGTGTCGTCACAAAGTTCGCGCGCAGGCGCAAGACCTTCATTACCGTCGCGGCCCTTTATACGTGCGGGAATGCCGTCACTGTCGTTGACGGGGACATTGCGGTGGAATTCTACCTTTACAGGAATGACGTTCTTGTCGACACCCTGACCATACCGGTTGTCGATAGCGGCAAGCCCGGGGAGAGGGGGCGCAACGGAAGGCTTCCGGTACCGTACGGGGAGTACGACCCGGCCATAAGCTACACCGCCACCGACCTCGTGGCGCCCTTCGTCCTCCAGGAAGGGGAATACTACGTCATGAACAAGAGCGAGACTGTCAAGGGAGTGTCGCCCAAGGCCGACTACGCCGCCAACGGCACCGACGCCACGTGGCTGCACATGGAGTTCTTCCGTGCGGTCTATGCCGAGCTGCTGATGGCGCGCCTGGGGCTTATCGGCAAGGCCGTGTTCTACGACGAGTTCATGTTCTCGCAATACGGGAGGAAGAACGGGAAGGAGGTCAACTACAGCGGGGGCTACGACATACCGACCGATGCCGGAGGACTGTTCGACCCCAACATCGTGATCAACTTCCTGACCGGCGCTCTGAGGTGCCGCAAGGCCGACATCACCGGGAACATCAACGCCGACAGCGGGCGCATAGGCGCGCTGGCGATACGCGGCAACGACCTCGTCGGCCTTGTCGACGGCGTGGAGACCGTCAGGCTCGGCATCGGGAACGTCACAGACGTGACGGCGGCATTCGAGACCCGCTCCCATGAGTTCACCATGACGAGCACGGACCGAGACTGCACGACCGATGTCGAGATGACCAGGTTCGGCTACCACAGCGGCACCGCCCGGCGCCCCGGGGAGATAAGCGAGAACCGCGACGACGGCAGCTACACCGAGGACACGACGCTTTCCTGCAAGGTCAGCTTCAAACTTGACTCAGCAGTGACCAAGGTCGAGTTCGGGCGCTTCGACGTTGGCTACAACACGCGCAGCGGTAGCTTCCGGGGAACCGCCAAAGGCACGGCGAGACTCTACCGGGTGAGCGGCAGCACGCGGACAAAGGTCTCCGAGTGGGAGCTTGAGGAGCAGTCTGCGAGAGACCACGAGGTCTCAGGCCTCGTTGCCGGGAACTATGAAATCGACATATCCGCATGGCTCGTCCCGGCGGCCGGAACCGTCTCGGAATGGTGGGGAGAGACAGTGTTCTACGCCACCGCCATCTGGGTCACCTCCGGCGTTCTCTCCGGCGGCAAGACCGAGATAGCGCGCGACGGCTTCCTCTGCTACCAGGGGGAGACCAGGTACCTGTTCTTCTCAAAGGGAAAGGGCCTCGAGGTGAAGTTCGGCAACCACGGGCTGAAGGTCGGGGTCAACGGCGTGCAGAAGCTCGTCTCCGGGACATGGAAGGACATAAACAGTTAGAAAAAAGTCACAGTACAAACCAATAAACAGAAAAAATGGAAAAGATAGATCTCGCAAACGAGCTGGGCAATCTCCAGTCCGTCAGTGCCGAGGACATGGTGCTTGGCTTCTCGAAGTCCGGCAAGAAGTTCGGCTTCATCCCCCTGAGCTTCGTGACCAATGAGGGCTACGCCTGCCGACGATGGAACATCAACAACAGCAGCCCCGTCGGAGAGGCGGTCGGCAACATCGACTACCTGCGCTCCCTGCCTGCGCTGCTCGGCCTCGGGTGCTACCTCGTTGACCGCAACCACGGCCGGCGCAAGCTCGACCCGACGAACCACTACAAGTTCGCCACCGGCGAGACGGCGAAGCTCGACGGGTCGATGGGCGACTACATGTGGGGCTGGGGAACCGCCTGGTACTACGCATGGTGGACCGAAGGCGGCTACTACTACGAGGCGGCGAGCCTCAAGCCCATCCCCGGCAGGCTGAACTACCGCATCCCGGTGGCGAGCACGTCGGCCCTTGGCGTCGCCGTGGTCGACCGCACCAACCTGGAGCTGTGCAGCGTCATCAACACCAGCGTCCGCTACCGCGGCGGCAACAACGACACGGCCAAGGACGGCACGTTCAGGACGCTGCTGGGCCGCGCTGCGACAAGCCTCAACGCGGCGACCTTTGGCGAATACGCCCGCAAGAAGGGGGAGGGGTGGGAGGCCTACTGGTATGCCCATCCCGCCGCGATAGGCATCCTGTTCCGCATCATCTTCGGGACAAGGAACGTGCAGTCCGCAGTGAACGCCAACAAGGATGCCAACGGGCTTTGGCAGGGTGGCCTCGGCAACGGTGTTACCGGCGCCGGGTCGTGGTGGAGCGCGTCGGCAGCCGACAACCCCAACACCTTCGGCTCCCTTCCGTTCCTGCCTACGAATGTCGGCGTCTCCCTCGCCGACGGCTGCGGCTCGGTCAACTACGCGGTCAAGGGCGCGGACGGGTCGACGCTCTACACGGCCCCGGTGCCGGTGTTCTTCGGACTAAAGAACTTCTTCGGCTATATGGGCCGGTGGGAGCGCGGCATACTCATCGACAAGATCGCCGGCGGCGCGGCCGACATTTATGTCGTGCCGAAGCTGTACAGCGCCTACTCCATGAACTCGCTTTCAGGACTGACGAAAGTAACCACGACGCCGGCGGCCAAGACCGCGAGCACATGGGAATACCCCAAGCAGCTCTCGATGCAGAACCTCTGCCACGTGCCGACCGTAACCGGCGCGACATCCTCAACCTATTATGCCGACGGCTACTACAACGACAACGCCGTTTCGGGGCTTCGTGTGCCTGCCCGTGGTGGTACTGCGGACGTTGGTGGCGCTGCCGGGCTTGAGTGCCTGGCTGTGAAC